AGAACGCAAAATGTCGATCGTAGGTTCAGCCATTTCAAAACTTCTCGGCGGTTCCGGCGACAGCTACGACTGGCAGGCAAATCTGCACCCGGCATCGTTCCGTGGCGTGCCGTTCGCTGTTGAGTCCGGGGACAGCATATTCGGACGCCGCCAGGCGGTTCATGAATACCCGTATCGCGATTCTGTCTGGGTTGAAGATATGGGCCGTGGGACCCGCCGCATTCACCTGACCGGCTTTATCGTGCAAAGCAGCCGGGTTTACAGCGCCGGTGACGTCATGAGCCAGCGCGATGCGCTGATTGCCGCAGCCGAAACAGCCGGGTCCGGCACGCTGGTTCATCCTACCCTGGGAGAATTGACGGTCAGTGTCATGGAAGGCGGCCTTCGCATTCATGAGCACAAAGACGAAGCGCGCATGTTCCGCTTTACGCTGACGATGGTCGAATCCGGGCTGAAAGTGTTCGCCATCACCGGCGCGACCGATGCCAGTTCCACGGTTAAAACGTCGTGGCTGTCCACCATAACCACTGCCGTCGCTCGCGTCATTGCTGAAATCAATGGCGATCTGCGAAGCGTATCGCAGGCGATTAAAACGCTGAAAAGCACTGCACAGTTCTGGACCGATATGGTTAAGAACACGATTAACCAGGCGACTAACCTCGGGAACGTGCTTAACAGCACCTTTGGTTCGACGCGGTACGGTCGCTATAACACCGGCAACGTCGGCGGGAACGCATCCGGTACGTCAACCAGCGCCCGCAACAGCGCCGATACCGATGATTACGACAAACTGGTGGCCACCAAAATGGCCGAAGGCGTACAGAACCGCGCCGCGCTGAACACGGCCATCGACACGCTGCTGGACAGCGACACCGTAGAAGGCTTTGCGGCGAACGTTCAGGCTCTGTTTATCATCATCCTGAACAGCGCAGCAGGCGGAACCGACCTGATTAACTCGCTGGAAAACCTCGCCGGATTTACGGACAAAACATACCGGCAGGACACGCACGACAGCACGGTGGCCAGCGCTGCCGGGGTGTTTATAAATGCCCTGACCGCCAGCGCAATGGCGTATGCGGCCGCACAGTACACCCCCGCAAACTATGACGAAGCCAGCGAGCTGACGCGCCGCGTCAGTGACGTCATGGATGCGGCGATCCTGTCTGTAGCGGATGCCGGTTATGACGACCTCTATGCCGAAATGATGACGCTGCGCACCAATTTCGTCACCACCATGACCGTGAACGGCGCGAGCCTTTCCAGCGTGCAGACCGTGACATTCAACCGCCCGCTACCCGCACTGACAATTGCTAATCGTCTTTATCAGGATGCCGAACGCTCGGAATCACTGGTCAAGATGGCCGACCCCATTCACCCGGCATTTATGCCAACCAGCTTTAAGGCGCTGACGTCATGAACGATGAATTAACGCTGACGGTTGGCGGGAAAATCCTGTCGGGCTGGGACTCGGTACGGGTGACGCGAAGTATCGAGCGGTTGCCGATGGATTTTGAACTGTCCCTGATGGACCACTTCCCCGGCAGCGATGAAAAGCAGCTGGTTAATCCCGGCGATCCCTGCGTGGTCAAAATCGGCACCGACACCGTGGTGACCGGCTACATCGACCGGTGGGCACCCATGATTTCGCGCTCATCCCATGAGGTCCGCGCCGTGGGCCGCAGTAAATGCGCTGATTTGGTGGACTGCTCAGCCTACTGGCCGAACAACGTGATCACCGGCGCAACGCCGCTACAGATTGCGCAGCGGCTGGCTAAGCCCTATGGCATCACCGTCGCCAGTGACGTCGATATGACGACCGCCGTGCCGCAGTTCTCGCTGAACTGGGGCGAGTCTTCGCAGGAAGTGATAGACCGCATAGCCCGGTGGGCTGCGCTGCTTTATTACGACCTGCCGGACGGCAGCCTTTACCTGACACGCGTCGGCACCCGGCAGGCGGCCAGCGGAGTGAAGCAGGGCGAGAACATCGAAGCCGCAGCGTATGAAAGCGGAATGGATGAGCGCTTTTCCGAATACACCGGCGTTTCGATGGCGATTACGCCAATCAACGAAGAGGCGGGCAACGATGCCTATGACGCGGTTGCGCTGGCAAAAGCCACGGACCCGGAAGCGGCCAAAATGCGTTACCGGAACCGGACGATCATCATCGAAAGCACCATGACCGCTAACCAGCAGGCGCAGCAGTGCATTGAATGGGAAATGAACCGCCGTTACGGCCAGTCGAAGCGCCTGCAGGTCACCGTTGACAGCTGGCGAGACAGCGCCGGGAAACTGTGGGAACCCAACACGCTGATACCGATTTCACTGCCGGTGTTCGGACTGGTTGATCAGCTGTGGTTGCTTGGCGAGGTGACGTACAGAAAGGATGACCGGGGAACGGCTGCCGAAATGGTGCTGATGCCGCCTGCGGCGTTCAGCGTGGAGCCGTACCAGTTCTATCAAAACATTATGGAGCTGAATTACTGATGCCTGATTTTTCCGGCCTTTACCGGCAAATAAAAATGATGCTCGGGATCGGGAAAGTCACCGGCATGAACGACGCCGGACCCGCGCAGACATTGCAGTACCGTAACGCCATAGAAGTCATGACGGCGGGCCGCCTGGCGGAATTTGGTTTTTCATCCGGCCCGCCTGTTGGCAGTGATGTCGTGGTGGCGTTCCTCGGTGGCGATCGTTCGAATCCGGTCATTATCGCCACCAACAGTAAAGCCTACCGGCATACCGGGCTGAAGGGCGGGGAAACGGTCATTTATGACCAGTGGGGTCAGTTTATCAAGCTGACTGAAAACGGGATCACCGTTGAGGCTAACGGCCAGCCTGTCACGGTATCGCGTGCGACCGTGGTCACAATCACCGGCACCGAAGAGGTTATCGCCGACACACCGGTTTTTAAGTGTACCGGCGACATTATCGACAACTCAGACACCAACAACACGACGATGAAGCAGCTGCGCGACGCACACAATGACCACGATCACTTTGTGCAAGGCGTGCAGGGCGGCGGCCTGACTGTTGAAAGTGATAAGCCCGGGATACAGGTGAAATGACCGATATTACAACCAGCTGGGACGCTGAAAACGGTGCGGGCGACTGGCAGATTGCGCAGGGCGACCTGGCTGCGGGTGACGACCTCCAGACCGCTATTTACATAAGCCTCTTTACCGACCGGCAGGCCCGCGAGGATGACGACTACGAGGGCGACGACCGGCGGGGATGGTGGGGCGATACCGGGTCCGATTATCCGATTGGCTCACGAATCTGGCTGCTGCGCCGCCAGAAGCTGACCACGGCGGTCGCGAACAAGGCCATTGATTACGCCATCGAAGCGCTGCAATGGCTGATTGATGACGGCGTTGTCGCCAGCATCAGCGTTAACTCACAGATTGTTTATCCCTCGCGCCTTTACCTGTCCATTACCTATCAGCAACCCAACCTGACCGCCAACACGGTCAAATATTATTGGGTTTGGGAGAAGAGCAATGCCGTATAAAAGACCCACGCTGACTGAGCTGCGGGCGCGCACACAGAGCGCCATCACGACGGGGCTGGAGAAAATCGGGGCGCTGCTGCGCTTCTCAAACATGCGCGTGCTGGGCGACGTCTGCGCGGGCATGAGTCACCTTCATTTTGGCTTTCTGGACTGGATAGCCAAACAGACGAACCCCTCCACCGCCACCGGCGAGTTTCTGGCAATGTGGGGCGCGCTGGTGCGCGTGTACCGCAAACCGGCCACTGCAGCAACCGGCCAGTCGGTCCCGATAACCGGCACGGCAGGCTATACGGTTAAAGCGGGGACCGTGATTAACCGGGGGGATGGATACCAGTACACGCTGGACGCAGACGTAACGATGAGCGCCAGCGGTACGGGGTTGGGAAGAATTACCGCCGTCTTGCCGGATGCCAGCGCTGACGCCACCGGCGGAGGGGCAAACGGTAATGCCGCTGCGGGAACGTCGCTGACATTTGATGTCGCAATTGAGGGAATTGATTCCGGTATAACCCTGACGGCAGCCATAACCGGCGGGACCGATATCGAGGGTGAGGAAGCGTTCCGCAGCCGCGTACTGGAAGCCTTTCAGAATACCCCGCAGGGCGGCAATGATGCCGACTATAAAAAATGGGCGCTGGCCGTCCCAGGCGTAACGCGGGTATGGGTCGTCCGTCGCCTGATGGGGGCTGGCACAGTCGGTGTCTATATCATGCTGGATGGCAGTAGCGACAGTAACGATAGCGGATTTCCGACCGGTAAGGATGGCGTGTCTTCCCATGAAACGCAGTACCCGGGCGGAACAGCAACAGGCGACCAGCTGGCCGTTGCGGACGAGATTTACAGCCAGCAACCCGCGACTGCCGTGGTTTACGTGTGTTCGCCGGTTAAGACCAGCGTGCCGTTTACTATTTCCGGGCTGTCTGGTGCCTCCGCCGCGCTTAAAACCAGCATCAACACCGCCATCGATACCGTCTTTTTCAATAGCGGCGCGCCGGGCGGAACGGTCGTTCTATCCGATATTCAGGCGGCGATCTCGGGTATCAGCGGCACCTCGGGATTTATCATCAGTAACCCGTCTACCAACATCGTCATGAAAACCGGCTGTATGCCAGTGCGCGGGGAAATGACTTACTTATGAGTAAATTCTCTCTGGACGATTACCGGCGTGCTTTGCAGGCGCTGATGCCGGTCGGGAAGGTCTGGCCGCGTGAAACCAGTAGCGTGCAATCTGCGGTACTGAACGCCGTCGCAGCGGAGTATCAGAAAAGCGATACGGAAGCATTTTCACTGCTGAAAGGTTCATTTCCGGCAACGGCCACGATCATGCTGTCGGAATGGGAGGAATCGCTCGGGCTGCCTGATGACTGCGCGATCGGGGAGACGGACAGCATAGCGTTACGTCAGAAAGCTGTGGTCTCAAAACTGACCGCAACCGGCGGCCAGTCGGTAAGCTATTTTATCGAACAGGCCAAAGCGTTGGGTTATGAGGTCACGATCGCGCAGTACCGCCAGGCGCGCGCCGGTATGTCCGGCGCGGGTGCAGCACTGAACGGCGAGGATTGGCCGTTTGTCATGCTTGTTACGGGGCCTAAAACGACCATTACCTATGCGCAGGCCGGGGTGAACTATGCAGGCGATCCGCTTCGTTCATGGGGGAATAAGCTGCTTGAGTGCCGCCTGAACAAGCTGGCCCCGTCGCATATCATCCTGAAATTTGCTTACACCGACGTGACCCCTTAACCCTTCTTAAACCTACTAATTTTTTTCAGCGTCTTTACTGACGAGGGATTTTTACATGCAAAAAATCAGCAGTATTACCGCAACGGCGACCCCCGACGGAAAGTTTACTAATGGTTCTGTCGCTACCGGCGTGTCGCCGACCATCTTAGACGCGGCATGGTTTAACACTGTCCAGAATGAGCTGGTAAATGTGGTGCAAGGGGCTGGGCTGACACTTGACCCCAAAAATGATGCACAGGTTCTGGCTGCGCTGAATGTACTGCTTAAGCAGAACTCAGGTCGATTTCTAAATAGCCAAATTTTCACCACGCCTGGAGCAATCAACTACAAGCCTACGCCCGGAACGAAACGCATCAAAATTATCCTGACAGGTGGCGGCGGCAGAGGTTACGGCTACCTTGGATGGGGCAGCGGTTTCACAAGCCGTGGCGCAGGTGGTGGCGCGGGCGGAACGGTCATCGCATGGCTGAACGTGGACGACACCAAAACTTACCCCGGCGTGGTAGGCCGTGGCAGCGATGAAACCCTGTCAGCAACAAGCAGCACATTCAACGGCCTGCTGACGGCGGGCAACGGCGTTAATACTTCATCAGGTGATGCGGGCGGCCCGGGCGGAACGGCAGTCGGCGGCGATTTGAATATTCCGGGGGGTGACGGCAGCGATGCGCCCGGCCTTATCTCGACGTCGGTAAACCCTTATCGGGGCGGTTCTGGTGATGG